TGGAACTTTGATTTTCGGAGGATACCATTTGAACAAAAAGAAGAAGTCAAACAAATCCGGCTACCCGGATGAAGCAATCAAGACCCTTGCGCGTTGCTTTTATCCCTCCATGGTTGAGTTTTTCAACAGTGAGGAAGGCCAGCGTGAATATGAGGAATGGCTGAAAGAGCAGGAAGCTCTACAAGCATTGCCTGTTGCCGCATAAAAACAGCAGGACACTCCCAGAGAAGGGAACGCCCTGCTTTACATAGATGTTTCTTACCGGGGTGTGTCCGCTTGGGCACACCTCTTATTTTTTTGCCCTTAATCTTCCAGTCCGTGGCTTCCGGCTGCGTTTTTCAGATACTCCTTCGGGTTTCCGTTCAAAATCAGTTCGGCATACGCCAGCGGGTCGTTATAGATGAGATAGTCCAGTTCCGTTCGCTGTGCCATGGTAACATCCAGAGCCTCTTCGACCCCGGTGCAGTCAATGGAAATTTTTCTCCCACCTCGGAGCAGCAGTTCCACGCAGCCGGTGTCCATATTAAACTTGCAGGCTCTTTCATCGTACTTCATAATCATACCCTCCAAATCTTGTTATTGGCTTACGGTCTACGACAAGGCATCGGAGGTTTGCGCCGTCCACGGGAGCCTTCATTGTTGTACCCGAAGAAAACGAAAAATCCGAACCCTTCTCCAATCGGAAATAGGTTCGGATTTTTCTTGTTTGGTGGAGGCGATGGGAGTCGAACCCATGTCCGAAAAGAGTTCAGCGTAGGTGTCTCCGGGTGCAGGCGATCAACAACATTCCCTCCGCGTCACGCCGGTCGCCAGGCTAACGCATTGGTAGCTTCATGAGTTCCTGCCGGTCCGCAAAGCTTAGGTCCGTTCAGGTGCTGTGTCTAAAGGACGCCCCGGCCCCACACGACACAAGAGTGGGCGGAACGCGCAGCACTCAGGCTGCGAGCAACTGATAATTATTGTTGTCAGTTAATTTTTTGGAGGAGTTTAGAGCAGGTCCCCCACTGCTACCCGCTGCCCAGGCCTCGCTCCCCCCGTCGAAACCTTTACGCCCCCATAAAACACACCTTGCGGTGTGGGTAAGCTTTGAAGTTTCCGGGCAGGAATGCTGCCTGAAATCAATAGTAAACGCCGTTGGATTTAACGGCCCGGTCGATGGAGCGCTTGGCATCGCGCTTGGCGGCATCTGCACGCTTGTCGTAGAGCTTTTTGCCCTTGCACAGGCCCAGCTCCATTTTGACGCGGCCATGCTTGAAGTAGAGCGAAAGCGGCACAAGGGTGTAACCCTGCAGCTTGCACTGCTGGTGCAGCCGCCGGATCTCGTTCTTGTGGGCCAGCAGCCGCCGCACCCGCATGGGGTCCTGATTGAAGATGTTGCCGTGGTCATAGGGGGTGATGTGCATTCCCTTGACCAGCAGCTCGCCGTCCTCAATATCGACCCAGCTGTCTTTCAGGTTCACGCCGCCGGCACGCAGGCTCTTGACCTCAGTGCCTTTCAGCTCAACGCCGGTCTCCAGCGCTTCCAGAACGAAATACTCGTGACGCGCTTCCCGGTTTGTGGCAATCGTCTTGGTTGCCGGACGCTCTTTGGTCGGTGCCATTCCGCGCGCCTCCTTTCTCTCGCTTTGGTATCGTTACGTTAGTATATCATATTTTTGTGGATTTTCAAGGTCACTTTTTGAAGAAACTGTAAATCTTTCCCGCAAAAAGCGCCTTACAGCTTTTTATAGCCCGACGGTTCGTCCGCTGCACACCGCCGCTCCATCAGGTAGGTGTCCAGCCAGCGGCCGTGGCAGTCCCGGGCAATGCGCTCCCGGCGGCCCACCACGCGGAAGCCGCATTTCAGGTGCAGGCCCCGGGAGGGGGCGTTGTCCTGCAGCACCGTGGACTGCAGCGTCCAGTACCCGGCCTGTTCGGCCTCGCGGCAGAGCGCTGTGAGCAGGTGATAGCCCAGCCCCTTGCCCCGGAATTTCTCCCCGACATAGATGCTCACCTCGGCCACGCCGCGGTAGCACCAGCGGGGGTCTACTCGATGCAGGGCTGCCCAGCCGGCCACGACTCCATCGCCCAGCACCACCAGGCGGCATTCCCGGGTATGGGATGCGTCCCAGGCGGTGTAGGGCGGGCAGTTGGTCTGGAAGGTGGCGTGCTCGGTGGCAATGCCCTCCAGATATATTTTGGACACAGCAGTCCAATCCTCCGGCATCATGGGCCGGACTGTGATCTCACTCATATTCCTATCCTGACCGGAGCCGCAATGCTCCGGTTTCCCCTCATTGCGTGTGCAATATCTCTTTTCAGTATAGCAGAATCTGCCGCAAATCACAATGGAAACCTGTTCACCTCAGGCCGGGCGCCCTCTGTATTATTAAATGCACAGAGACTCAACTGAGTCGCCTGTGCATTTTTCTTTTTATATCGACCCCATAAGACGGAGGTGAGACCGACGGGAAAATACCGCTACCTGACCTTCGAGGACAGGAAGAAGATCGAGGCGTGGCACCTGATCGGAGACCGGCCGGCCGACATCGCGGCCCGCCTCTCCGTCCACTACACCACGATCTACAAGGAGCTCCAGCGCGGCGCGACCGGCGAGCTGGACGCAAACCAGCGCGAGGGGTACAGCGCAGAGCTGGCCGAGAGGCGGCTCCGCGAGAGCTTCAAGCGCAGGGGAAAGAAATCGGTCGCAACCCTCGCACAGTAGCCAAGAACACCCGGCACCGCCGGGCCGAAGAAAGGAGATGGCCCCATGAAACAGACGAACACGACCCCGACGCTGAAGATGGACAAGCTGCGCACCCGCGCCGCTTCCTGATCGCCGCCGGCGGCCGTGTTTTTCGTTTTCAGGGAGCCAAGCCAAGTACCCCGGCCGAGTCCGGGCCAAGACGAAAGGAGCAAAACCATGACGACTAAGACCTACAACGGGATCTGCACCGGCTTCGGCTGCAAGGTGGACGAAGATCTCCACGGGGGCCCCGGCGGCAGCATCCTTGTCGCCTACTACGAGTGCAACAGCATCGCAGAAGCGGCAGCCACCGCCATCGAGCTGCTCGACAGCTTCTACGAGGTGACGATCTTCTCCTGCGGGTACTTCAACCCGCGCAGCTACACCAGCAAGCGAGAGATCCGGCGCGACTTCGGCAAGTGGCTCTCCGAGAGAGAGGGTGCTGCATCATGACCTACGCCATGAAGTTCGACGCCTCGCTGCTCTGCCGGGCTTCCTTCCCGGCCGAGCTGGAGGACGACAGCGGCCGCTGCATCGTGGAGGTGACGGTCTACCGGCTGAACGCCGTGGCCGTCCACACCTTCCTGCTGGACGGGCCAGAGCCGCTGCTGCGGCACCTCGGGCTCTCCGAGGCCGACACCTACATCACCAAGCACGACATCGACGACCTCGTCACGGTCGTCCGCATCATCAGAGAGGAGGCACCAGCATGGCAGCATTGAAAGAAATCGCCCGGGAGTACGCCAGCGAGATCCGCGACGGGATCGGCTGGGTGATTGTCTACCGCACCGGCCGCTCGTGGAACGCCCTGACCGTCTGGAGCGACCTCGGCAACAACGAGTGGGAGACCGACGACATCAACGACGCTCTCGAGGCCCTGCGTCTCGACCCCCGGGCCGTGGCCTTGAACGGCTACTACCTCGGCCACTTCGGCGACATGACCATCGACGACATCGCCGCCGGCATCCGCTGGCACTACGAGCGGGGCACCAATGCCCTCGCCGACGATGACACCCTCATGCAGGCCCGGGCCGACATAGAAGCGGCCCGGCAGCAGGCGGCCGAGGCCGGCCTTCCCTTCAGCGAGCGGCTGGTCGATGGCCCGGAGGACGAGCCCAACCTCTACGCCTACGACGGCAGCATGACGGTCGCCGACTATGAGGCCGCACAGCGGGCCAGAGCCGCCCACGCTGCCCTCGTCGAGGTCGTGACAAGCCATTACCCCGACGCCACCGAGGAGGCCATCGAGCGCATCGCAGAGGCCGCCAGCAGCATGAAGCTCAGCCCGGAGGCCGTGCAGCGGATCCTCGACGCCTTCGACAACATCATCGAGGCCATCAACCGCATGATCGAGTGGGCCGTATGGGCCGCCAAGACCATCGTAAACACCATCGGCCGAGCCTTCGACGACTTCCTGCTGTGCCGTGCGCCTCCCAAGTGGCGCCACTACGCCCTCCATGCGAAGCGGGCTCGCGTCCGCAAGAAATACCGCAACCGCATCCGGCGGGCCTTCTTCGCTGCGCTGGCTTCGGAAGGAGGTGGGAGCTCGTGAAGTTCAAGTGCGTCGGCTGCGGGCTTTACTGGAATGTGAGCATATACCAGCAGATCCCCCGCGGCGGCCACATCTGCCCGCATTGTGAGAGCCGGCTGCGCGCCGGCGAGACACAACCCAACCAGCGGCCCGGCCAGAACGACCGGCCGCAGACAACGAAAGGAGCAAAACCATGAAGAAAGCCCTCAAGACTGCCGCCCGCGGCACCGTGTTCCTCTACGCCGGCGAGAAGTGGGTGGTGCTGGAGCACGATCCCGCCGGCCGCACCCTCTGTCTGCGCCTCGAGGTGATCCCGGACAAGCCCTTCGACGAGGACAACCGCAACAACTTCGCCATCTCCAGCAGCAAAGAGTGGATGAACGGCCCCTACCTCGACAACCTGATCGACGCCGTGAAGGGCCCGCACGCCTTCCTCCAGACAGAGCTCGACCTGACCGCCGACGACGGCCTGAAGGACTACGGCACCTGCACCGTCACCATCTTCTCGCTGACGGTCGATCAGTACCGTCGCAACCGCGATGTCATCCCTCTGGTGGATGACTGGTACTGGCTCTCTACCGCATACAGCACGGCTGCCAATGGGTACGAGCATAGCGCCCGCCGCGTCGATTCCGACGGCGCGCTGGGCTGGAACTACGCCTACGACGGCAACGGCGGCCTGCGCCCCGCTTGCTATCTGGACTCCGATCTCCTGATCTCCGTCGACAGCGAGGACACCGGCATCGGCCCGCAGGAGGCCGGCACCATCGTCGCGGAGCTGGTCGAGCAGTTCGGCGGCTCCTACGCCACCGGGGAGCAGTTCACGGCCGAGGTCTCTTTCCTACTCGGGAAGCTGCGGGCGGCCCGGGAAATGGAGGCGGCCCATGAGTAAGCAGACCGGCCTCGACTTCATGCGCACGGCTACGGCTGAGGAGATCGCCAAGGTGCTCGCCACGGGCCACCCGCCGACCGGCGAGGTACATTGTGACTGTACGAGCTGTGAACGCTGCTGGCTCGAGTGGCTCACGACTGGCGAGCCCGCAAAGTGCCGCTGCGGCACCATCAAGGAGGTGCCCCATGAGTAACCTCGCCAGCCTGTTCGACCGCTACAAGGCCCTCGTCATCTTCGACACGGAGACCAGCGGCCTCAACCCGGAGGACGACCAGATCATCGAGCTCGCCGCCCTGCGCGTGGAGCGCACAGCGGCCGGGGCCATGCGGATCGCCGGGAAGATGGACACCTTCATCAAGCTGCCGGAGGGCGAGCAGCTTCCCGAGAACATCGTCACCCTCACCGGCATCACCGACCGGCTACTGGAGACCGAGGGCGTGCAGAGTGGCACGGCCGTCAGCCGCTTCCTCAAGCTGGTCAAGCCCGGCCCCGTCCTGATGGTCGCCCACAATGCGCAGTTTGACGCCTGTTTTCTGCGGGAGCTGCTGCGGGGCTTCAAGCCCGGCCACCTCGACTGGCTGGACAGCCTGACGGTCTACAAAGACCGCCGCCCCTACCCTCACAAGCTCGCCAACGCGATCCTCGCCTACGAGCTGGAGGACAAGGTGCAGAACAGCCACCGGGCCATCGACGACGTGCTCGCCCTGTTCGAGGTGCTGAAGGCCATGGACGAGGAACGGGACGACCTCGGCAGCTACGTCAACCTGTTCGGCTATAACCCCAAGTACGGCGTCAGCGGCCGCCGGATCACCGGCGTGCGCTATGAGCCGCAGGGCTTCAACAAGAGCATCACGCGCCCTGAGCAGACGCTCCCGGCCCGGATGTCACGGAGGTGAAGAACATGGCCCCGGCCATCACTATCACGAGCGAGGAGCTGCGCGAGCGCGTCGAGGAACACCTCGGCCGCTGGATCCCCGACAGCCTGTGGGAACGCTCCGAGCCCTACGCCCGCAGGAAGCTCGACCTCTGCCGGGAGCGCAGCCCGGAGATCGACTACTACAACGACGAGTACCTCGTCCTGCTGACCGCCGACACCGTCAGGGAGACCGCGTTCAGCGACTTCACAATCGCAGCCTGCGAGGCCCTCATGACGGCCCGGGGCCAGTGAAAGGAGAAAACCATGGAAGCAACAAAAGAAAGGGCCGCCCGACGCGACCGGGCGACCCCTGCGAGAACATCCGGCAGCTCGCCAGCGCACGGATCCCGCACCCAAAGTATAACACGCCGCCGGCGCCGTGCCAAGGCCCGGATCCGGCAGGCGGCCGTCCTTTTGACGGCTGCCGTCATCGTGGCCGGCATCGGCGCAGTCATCTCGACCATCGCCGGAGGCCGTGAAAATGCCACGGAGATCCCGGAGCCGACCGCAGAGCAACCGGCGGTCGTCGTCACGACTCCCGCAGCGAGTACGCAGACGCCGGAGCCGACCGAGGCGCCCGTCCGCTTCTACCTCAGCGCCAGCGAGCGCGACACCGTGGAGCGTGTCGTCATGGCCGAGTCTGGCGGCGAGAGCTTCGATGGGCAAATGCTGGTCGCTCAGTGTATTCTCAACGCCGCCGAGAAGGAGGGCGTGCAGCCCTCTGAGGCCGTCGTGATTTACAGCTACACCAGCAACCGCCCCGACCCCACACAGAGCGTCAAGGACGCCGTCGCGGCCGTATTTGACCGCGGCGAGGTCGCCATCGACGCCCCTGTCATGTACTTCTATAACCCCGCCCTCGTGACGAGCGACTGGCATGAGAGCCAGATCTTCGTCGCAGAAGTCGGCGGCCACCGCTTTTTTGCAGAAAGGAGCCCGGCAGCATGATCCAGCCAAACACCGTCATCACCGGCGACAGCCTGACTGTGCTGCGCAGCATGGACGACGAGAGCGTCGACATGGTCATCACTGACCCGCCCTACGGCATCGACTACCAGAGCGGGCGCAAAGAAAAGGAGCGCCGACTCGCAAAGATCAAGAACGACAAGGCCCCGTTCATCTGGTGGATCTACGACGCCGCCAGAGTCGTGAAACGCGGGGGGGGGTACTTTGCTTCGCAAGATGGGATGTGCAGCAGACCTTCATGGACGCCCTGCGGCTCGCCGGCCTGACAGTCAAGTCGGTGATCGTGTGGGATAAGAAGGCGCACGGCATGGGAGACCTCAAGGGCTCCTTTGCCCCGCGCTATGAGGTCATCATCTTCGCCGCCAAGGGCCGCTTCGAGCTGCCCGGGAAACGGCCAGACGACCTGATCGCCTGTGCCAAGGTCGGCAACCAAAGCCTCACGCACCCCAACGAGAAGCCCGTCGAGCTGCTGGAGCAGCTCATAGAGGCGACCACCACCCCGGGCGCCCTGATCCTCGACCCCTTTGCCGGCAGCGGCTCCACGCTCGTCGCTGCCGCCAAAACAGGGCGCCAGTACATCGGGATCGAGATAGATGAACATTACAGCCAACTCGCGGCCACGCGGGCCGCAGAGCACCAGAAAGGAGCAACCGCATGAGCGATAAAACCACCGCGGCCATCGCCGCAGAACAGCAGGCAGAGGCCCCCAAGGCCCCGGCCGAGGCGCTGCCGGCCGTCACCCTCGACGAGCTGGAGCAGGTCGACCTCGGCACCGTGGAGCGAGGCGAGCGCGCCCCCTTCCGCATCACCGACGACCGCTGCGCCGACTGGGCCATCCGCAAAATCGCCGAGGAGCGCAGCGAGTACAACCGCCTGAAGGAGCTGGCCGACCAGCAGAAGGCAGCCATCGAGGAGAAGGTCGAAGCCGCCCGCCGGCGCATGGAGAACGGCACCGCCTTCCTGACCTCCTGCCTCGCCGACTTCTTCAACACCGTGCCTCACAAGACCACCAAGACGACCGAAAAATACCGGCTTCTCTCCGGCACCCTGACCCTCAAGAAGGGCACCGTCAAGGCCGAGGTCGACGACGCCAAGCTGGTGCCGTGGCTGCGTGAAAACGGCTACGGCGACCTCGTCAAGGTCGAGGAGTCGGCCAAGTGGGGAGAGCTGAAGAAGCTGCTCGCCTACACCGGCGAGATCGCCACCATCCAGAGCACCGGCGAGATCGTGGAGGGCGTCACGGCCTACGAGACCCCGGACACCTTCACGGTCGACATCTAAAGGAGGTGCCACATGGCAACTGAGACCAAAAAGACGGAGGCGGCCGCTGCTGCGGCCCCTCCCATCGAGGCCCGCTGTCTGACGCTCCGGCAGAAGCTCGTGGAAATGCGAAAAGCCTGCCCGGAGATCGTCAAGAAGAAGCACAGCGAAGGCGTCAAATACAAGTACGCCAAGATCTACGACGTGTGGGAGAAAATCACCCCCATCATGAACGAGCTCGGCGTCGACTTCGAGGTCATCGGTGAGAAGGCCACGCGCTACGCCGAGAACGGCGACCCGGTCTACTGGATCACCATGCAGACCAAGACCTACAACGGCGACAAGCTCATGTTCCTCTACGAGGCCGACCTGACGATCCGCTGGATCAACCTCGACAACGACGACGAGACGCTGGAGGCGGTCGTCCACGCCCTCGGCTGGAACGACGACCCGGCCAAGGCCAAGGGGGCCGCCCACACCTACGCCCTGAAATACTACCTGTTCGAGAAGTTCAGCATCGACCAAGGCGAGGATGACCCCGACAACAGCGACTTCGGCGCGCAGAGCAAAGGCCCTGGGGGCGGCTCTGGCGGCTCCAGACAGGGTCAGCAGCGTCAGGGGCAGGGCTCTGGCCGTCTGTCCGAGGCGCAGCTCAGCCGACTCTACAAGAAGGCAGAGGCCGCCGGTATGACCAAGGAGCGCACCATCGCCCGGATCCTCGAGAAGTACAAGAAGCAGGATCCGGCCACCCTGACCCGGCAGGAGTACGACGAGATCTGCAACTCCCTCGACGCTGCTGCCGCGCAGCATAACCAGCAAGGAGGTCAAGGCTGATGTATAACCACACAGGACTGCAAGGGCGGCTGACGGCCGACCCTGAGCTCAGACACACCCCGAGCGGCGTGGCGATCACCAGCTTCCGGCTCGCCAGCGACACCGGCCGCAAGACCAAGGACGGCCAGAAGATCACCAATTTCATCGACTGCGTCGCGTGGCGTGCGCAGGCCGAGTTCGTCAGCAAGTACCTCACCAAGGGCCGGCTCGTCCTCGTGGAGGGCGAGCTCACCAGCCGCAACTACGAGGACAAGGACGGCAACCACCGCAAGGCCACCGAGATCACCGTCTCCTCTGTCCACTTCTGCGACAGCAAGAAGGACGGGGCAGGCGCCGGCCATCAGGACACCGGCGGCGACTTCGCCGACTACCCGGACGGCTCCGGCGACTTCACCGAGGTGGACGACAATGGGGACTTGCCATTCTGAACGACCGCCGGGCGACCGGCGGCCGACCGAAAACGAGCCAAAGACACGCGACCGCATAGAAGGAGGTGACGACCGTGGCATGGCTTCAAGTGCACCAAACGCTCAAAGACCACCGCAAGCTCTTTGACGCAGCCGACGAGCTCGAGATCACCCCGCCGCACATGATGGGGCTGCTCGTGTCCTTCTGGCTGTGGGCCCTCGATAACGCCCCCAAGGGAGACCTCGCCGGCATCACCCCGCGCATGATCGCCCGGGCGGCACAGTGGGACGGAGAGCCCGAAAAGCTGGCCGAGACGCTGATCCGGGCCGGCTGGATCGACGAAAACGAGGACGGCACCCTCGAGATCCACGACTGGTACGAGTACGCCGGCAAGCTGATCGACCAACGGCAAGCCGAGAAAGAACGGTCGGCCCGCCGCCGTGCTGCCGCCGCTTCGTCCTCGGACGATACGCCGGACGACCAGACGCCGACCGCCGGACAACCGCCGGACGCCACGCCAACGACCGGCGGCAAGAGTAGAGTAGACCAGAGTAGAGAAAAGAAAGGGAGAGTAACACCCCCTACCCCCTCAGACGAGGGGGATGGCGCGGGGAAGAAGTCGCCCATCGAGGTCAGGTTTGACGAGTTCTGGAACGCCTACCCCAAGAAAGTCGGCAAGCAGTACGCCCTCAAGGCGTGGAGGAAGATCAAGCCGACGGCCGAGCTGCATGAGGCCATCATGCAGGCCGTCAACGCCCAGAAGCACTCCGAACAGTGGCGCCGGGACAATGGCCGCTTTATCCCCAACCCGGCCACATGGCTCAACGGCGGCTACTGGGAGAACGGCGAGGAGGTGAGCACAGGTGAAGGCTATCAGCGAGATCCTCAGCGGGATGCAGACGCCGGCCGAAACTGGGGCAAGGGCTTCAAGCCGGCAGACGACGACGGAGACCAGTGACGACGGCGACCGCTGGATCTGGAGCAGCGACGAGCGCGTCGCCGACCTGCCAGACACCCCGGATCCTGTCCCCTGCGAGTTCTGCGGGGCCATGCGCTACCACAAGGGCTTCAAGTTCGGCGACCACATCATCTGGCCGCCCTACGGGGCCGAGAGGTGCACCTGCCCGCAGGCTGTGAAAGCCTACGAGGAGGAAAAGGCCGCCAAGGCTGCCGAGGAGGAGGCCCGGCGCAAGGCCGAGGCCGAGCGCAAAATGCGGGAGCGCATCAACCGCATCATCGGCGAGTCGGGCATGGGCGACCGCTTCCTGCGGCGCACCTTCGACACCTTCCAGCTCACCGACGACAACCGGCGCGCAGCCGCAGCGGCCCGCAGGTATGCCGACAGCTTCGACACCCTGCTCCCCCGGCCCGGGGCTCCCGAGCCCGGCCGAAACGGCCTGTTTATAGCTGGCCCGCCGGGCACCGGCAAGACACACCTCGCCGCAGCCATCGCCAACCACCTGATCGCGCAGGGCCGGCCGGTCGTCTGCATGACCATGATCGACCTGCTGGAGCGCATCAAGCGCACATTCTCCAAGCGCGACACCGACGAGGGAAGCGTGCTGAAGATCTACAAGACCGTTCCGCTGCTCGTCATCGACGACATCGGCAAGGAGCCGCCGACCGAGTGGGCGATCTCCACGGTCTACAACATCATCAACGGCCGCTATGAGGCATACCTGCCGACCATAGTGACCACCAACTACGACACCGAGGCCCTGATCGAGCGCATGACACCCCGGGAAACCCGGGACGACATGACCGCCCGGGCCACCATCGACCGGCTCATGGAAATGTGCAGGGCCATCACCCTCACCGGCCAGAGCTGGCGCAGCAGGTGATCGAGATCAAGCCCACGACGCTGAAGCAGGCCAACGCCTATGTCGAGGCCGTGCACCGCCACCATGGCAGAGTCGTCGGGCACAAGTGGAGCCTCGCAGCCTTCAAGGACGGCCGCCTCTGTGGCGTCGCAATCGTGGGGCGCCCGACCGGCCGCCGGCTGGATGACGGCAACACCCTCGAGGTGACACGCCTCTGCACCGATGGAACGAGGAACGCCTGCTCGGCCCTATATGCCGCCTGTGCCCGCCGGGCGAGGCGCGAGGGCTACGGCAAGATCATCACCTTCACGCTCCAGAGTGAGCCCGGGACAAGCCTGAAGGCAGCGGGCTGGACGCTGGAGGCCGAGAAGGCTGGAAAGCCAAGGTGGAACAAGCAGAGATACGCAGGAAGGCCGACGCAGCTCTCACTCTTTCCAGAGAAGCAACCGCCGGCCGAGTACAAGAAGCGATGGGCCAAAGTGCTCACGCATAAGGAGGACATAACCACATGAAAAAGGTCTACATCTGCTCCCCGTGCCGCGGGGACTACGAGAACAACATCCAGCGGGCCAAGGAGTTCAGCCGGGCTGCCGTGGAGCGCGGCTGCATCCCCATCACCCCGCACATCTACCTCACGCAGTTCATGGACGACACTGTCCCGGCCGAGCGCGAGCTGGGCCTGAGCATCGGCCGCGAGCTGGTGCTCATGTGCGACGAGCTGTGGGCCTTCGGCCTCGACTGCCCGACCGCCGGCATGGCCGCCGAGATCGAGCTGGCCCGGGAGCGCGGGATCCCCGTGCTCAACGGCTTCAAGGCCATCAGCGAGATCCCCGAGACCGAGAAGCAGGACGAGGATCCGCAGGACGCCGGCAGCGTCATCATCCGGGTGCCGGCCTTCCGAGCGATGGCCCGCTGCAACGAGCACCTCAACCACGGGCCCATCAGCGTCGAGCTGGACGGCCGGATCATCTTCGACCTCGCTAAGCGTCTGAAGGAAAACCCGGGCAGCCGGCTCGAGATCGGCGGGTGATTGCCATGGCAGACAACCCCAAGAAAAACGCCGAGGGCTACAACGATCCGACGCCCTACGAGGCCGAGAAACACATCCGGGCGCAGATCCGCGGCAAGCAGGCCCGGCTCGCCGGCAGCTACTTCGAGGCGATGATCTCCGGCTCCTGCGACTACTACCTCGACCGGGGGCTCGCCAAGATTGAAAAGACGCCGGAGCCTATGAAACCCCTCGGGCCGAAAAACTACAAGGGCCAGTTCCTCGCCTGCTACACCAAGCAGGCCCAACCGGACTACAAGGGCACACTCAAGGGCGGCCGGGCCGTCGTGTTCGAGGCCAAGCACACCGACGACGACCGCATCGAGTTCAACCGCCTGACTAAGGAGCAACGGGACGACCTCGAACACCACCACAAGCTCGGTGCCGTCGCCTTCGTCCTCGTCTCCATGAGCCTGACCGAGTGCTTCCGCGTGCCGTGGCCCGTCTGGAGGGATATGGCCGCCACCTACGGCCGCAAGTACATGACCCGCGACGAGCTGAAGCCCTACAAGGTGCCGGTCGTGGCCGGCTTCGTGAAGTTCCTCGACAAGCTGCCGCCGGAGGCTATCACCGTGAAAGACCTGAGCCCCGAGGAGCTCGAGCGCCTGAAGCAGATGATCCGAGAGCAGCCGAGCACCATCATCGTCGGGGAGGTGCAGCCATGATCCCGCTCCCTGACAAGAAGTACAGCATCATCTACGCCGACCCGCCGTGGGGCTACCAGAACAGGGGCACCCGGGCGGCCGCCTCGAAGCACTACGGCACCATGACCGTCGAGGAGCTCAAGAAAATGGACGTCGGAGCT